CCTGCTGGGATGTCTCCAGTATATGGTTTAAATGCTTGACCATCTCTACGAATTGTTCCTGCTTCATCTCCGCCTCTTGCAGTTATTCCACCGCCATAACCAAAGATTGGATTATAGGATGGGACATATGGTTGACCAAAAGATCCTGTTACTGGAACAAATTGACCATAAAATGTGCGACCATATTGTCTTGGACTAGGATTGTATGACTCATAAAAACCACCGTCACCATAATAAAGGTTTTGTCCACCTACTTGTTGTAATCCAGAATAAGGACTAGAGCGTAAACCTAATGCTTCATTTATATTTATATTAGGAGTAGACGTAACAATATTCCTTGCTGCTATTCTTGGTGCTGAATAATTAATTGCCATTACGTTCTTCCTTTAATTGTTGCATACGTTCTAGTCTTGCCTCGCTAGACATATAAAACCATTGTTCTAAATCTGTATAGGTACGATAACATGATCTGCATCGTACTTCATCTTTCATTTGATCCATACGACAATCACCTGTGCAAGGTGAGTCGTCTACCATTTAACTTTGTTTGCCCAATATGCAGCAGACATCTTACCTTTAGCTATATTCTTAGCGTGTCTTGCTTTAAATGAATCTGATCTTGCTGTTTGTTTTTTATCACCGGTCACACCTTGTTGACCAAAACGGATAGTCTTAACTTGATCTCCTGACTTAGCTACTACTACATGAGATTTAGTAGGATGACTTGGTGTGCGTTTAGGTTTGTTATAACCTGATACACCTGCTCTAGTAAGTCTGGAATCTTTTGCCATTAATATAATATACCTGCGTAAGGGTTACGAGGATAACCATAATATGGTGATGTAGCAAAACCAAATCCATAAGGATTAACAGGTTGTGTTGTTCCTGATAATAAACTTCTTTGGTAAGCTGCCATCGTTGGATCAACAATAGGTGTTGATGGTGTCATAAGACTTTGTGCCATAGGTTGTACATTCATATTTGGTTGTACAGGCATTGTTGGTTGTACAGGTGTTCCTGTTACAGCACTAAATCCTGGAATATTTTGTGCAAAATCTTGATTATTTTGTCTTATAAAATCTTCAGGTGTTCCTTTAAATCCAAGTTCTTGTACTGCCATTTCATAGGCATTTTGCAGTCCTGGAAACTGTTGAAATAATTCTTCAAACATTTTTATTTCCTTTTCTTAGCTGTCTTAGCAGCTTGTTTAAAATTCTTTGCTGTAGGAGCTCCAGCAGATCCTGGTTTCCTCATCTTTTCACCACTGCCCTCAGCTATACGTTTACGCTTCGCATGGATATTAGCATAGAGTCCAGGTTTTGCCATTACTTCTTCTTCCCATAAGATGTTTTAGTGGTCATCTTTTTACCAGTTTTCTTTGCAGCTTCTTTAGCAGCTTTCATTCCTTTAGCTGTGTAAGCATATTTTTTATTTCCGACCATTGGCATAATTATTTCCTTTTTGATTTAGATTTACCTGCTTTACTTAAGGCAATAGCAATAGCTTGTTTTTGAGGTCTGCCTGCTTTCATCTCAGTGCGAATATTGCTAGAGATAACTTTTTGTGATTTACCTTTTTTAAGTGGCATATGTGTTCCTAAAATAAAAAAACCCCACCGAGAGAGAAGTGGGGTTAAGGAGGTTGTAGGATTTTTGGGTAGACTATCCCCTACCCCATGAATTATACTCTCTTTTACTATGAAAGTCAAATATTTTTTAGCTTTCTATCTAATTTATTTAATTCACTAAACCTTAAACTCTCAGGATCAAACCAAAATGACCAATGACCTTCCCATTCATGGTGTCTTTGCTTAACACAATAAACCATAGTGGTTGGCATCATATCGTATTCTTGTTCAGTAATTTTACCTGATTCTAGCTTACTGTCTTTATCTGTTCTGTACACAATGAAACAATTATCCACAAGGTTAGTAATATTAGCTGAACCAGATACATCATGCTTAGTTGGTGGTTTCATAATATCGTCTGCTCTTTTACGAGCATGTGCAACTAAGTGAATATGTATTTTTAAATCTCTTGCTGCAATACACAGTTGGTCAATAAACTTCTTGTGCTGTTGGTAATCTTGTTCATCAATTCCACATTTCATAAATGAATCTAAAATAATCTGTGAGCATTTAAGTTTCTCCGCAGAATAATAAACAACTTCCAATACTGTTTCAGGAGTAACTACACCTTGTTGGTCATAAAGAAATAATTTACCATCAGCATGTTCAACCCATTGTTCAATGTAATCGTGAGTTGGATTGTTACCACCAAGAGTTTGTCTGATAGCACGTTGGCAACTGGATACTGGTCTTAACTCAAATGATGCAAGCATAACCTTTTCTGTTTTCATCAAACCTAACATGATTTGATTAGTAAACATACTCTTGCCTGCTCCAGAATAACCTGCCCAAATTGTTACCTCTGCAGGACGTACTCTAAAATCATCATGAGTCTTTGACCATGGTAATAATAATCCTTTATGAAAGTCACCTGAGAAATATTCTTTAATCTCATCAATGTAAGCTGTTGGTGATTTAATCTTTGTAATTTCTTCTGATCGTTCTGCAAAATAAGATTTAATCTCATTCTGATTAACAACCATAGAATCTAATTTATCTCTGAGCGTACTCATATGCCTCCTTTAAATTTTGTACTGTGTCTAATAATTTTTCTTTGTCTGTCTGTTGTAATGGGTTACCTTGCTCTATCTCTCTCGCACACATATAAACAAACAATGCTTCATCCTTCATGTTTTTTAAAATTGCAAAAGGATTAAATGCTTTTCCTGATGGTTTTAATAATTCTATACGTTGTGGAATTATATCATCAAGAGTTAATCCTACAGAACTTAAAATGTTTTGTATATCACATCCTGCAAAACAATGTATCAACACTCGACCGTCATCACATATCTTGATGGATAATGATGCTGACCTATCATCATGTGCCGGACATAAACAGTTGTAAGAACCATTTTTAGATGTAGCACGAACTTTATCAAAATGAGATAAAATTTGATGTGTCATTTCTTATCTCCTCTTTTCTCTTCTTATCTTCTCTTTTCTTATCTCTTCTCTTCTCTTCTAGGGTACTCTCAGAGTATTCTGACAGTACTGTGTCAGTAATCAACCAATCTTTTTGTAATAATGAATCAATAATTGGTTCGAGAGATTGCTTGTCTTTTCTAAGTCTGTAACAAATTTCTTCGATCTTCGGTAAACTCCCATGATCTTCAGAACCTAAACACCACAACTCAAATAACACAGCTTTCTCTTGATAAGATAATGTTCCCCAATCCATATCATTTAACAAGTCACGACCATAAACTTTAAACCATGGCATGGACTTATGTTTATAGAGTTGATATTTCTCCCAGTTTTTTATTCTCAAAGTTTACCTCCAATGTCTTTACCTTTATTTTTAATTACATAATCTACCTGGATTGCTCTATAGTCAGGAAGTTCTTTATCAGGTTTTCTTGCCCATACTGCAACAGCTTGCCTAGTAACTCCCAACTCCCTTGCCATCAAACTTTTATTATTATTAAATTTTTCTAATGCTTCTTTAAACTTCATGTTATCTCCTATAGTTAAACTGTCCGATACAGTACCATACAGTCCAATGCAGTGTCAATTATATTTATATAAAAATATTTGACACAAATTTATTTTATATGGTAATATTTAATTGTCAATAACGTAGGAGAGAAATTATGGCAAGAAGTTATGATAGTTGGTTGCAGGATTATGATGGTTATTTACAGTCATTACCACCTGCAGATTTCAATATTAAATACGATCATGATGAAAAAGTTTTTATGGTCTTTGAAGATAAGTTTTACTTAGAGTCATTTAATACTGAATCAGATGCAGAAACTTATATTAAATATTTAATGGGAGAATAAATATGGAAGTATATACAACACCAGTTGCTGATTGGATAAATCCAAAAAGACAAAAAAGAGAACGTTTAATTTTCAGGTTGCAATTAATATCCTATGGGTTATTATGTTTTGCAGTTGGTTTTTTAATAGGAGGTTATTATGGATGAAATCATAAAACTAATTCAACAGTTAAATAAAGAACTAAAAGAAGATAACGATAAATGGGAGGCAGAAAATGCAGCAAGACAATTCATATCAGATGTACGCACAATGGCAGCAAATGCTAGAACAACAGGAGATAAATGATGAAAGAATTAGTAAAGATACAACAAGAACTAAAAGCACCGAAGAACCAATACAATAGTTTTGGTAAATATAAATACCGTAACTGTGAAGATATATTAGAGGCAGTTAAACCACTACTTGGTGATTGCTCTTTAACATTATCTGACCAAGTCAAAGAAGTTGCAGGTATTCCATATGTGGAATCAACTGCACAATTAACTTGTGGAGATCAAGTAGCACAAGTGTCTGCCCAAGCAGGTATTAGTATTAACCGCAAAGGTATGGATATATCACAGTCTTTTGGTGCATCTAGTTCTTATGCTCGTAAGTATGCACTAGCAGGTTTGTTCCTATTAGATGATACTAAAGATGCAGATGCACAAGATAATCGTGATGCTAATAAAGAAGTAAAAAAGATTTCTTTAGATCAAGCTAAAAAAGAAATGAAAAAAGCACACGATGATGGACAATTAAAAACTTATTTCTTTGGTTTGCCTGAGGATTTACAAGAACAATTAAGAGAACACGCTAATGAACTCAGACAATCACTTAAAGGATAGTAGACGATTAAATGTAATTACAGCGAGCAATGCCTATGCTGTAATACATGATCGTAAAAAACTATGGAGGCAAATGACATTTCGTGAACCTCCATTTGAAGGCAATGAAGCTACAGAATATGGTAAGGAACATGAGCATATAGCTTTGTCTGCATTAGAGAAAGAACTCGATGAGATTCTAACTCCAGGCAACAAGTTTATGGTTCATAGTGAATTACCATTTGGGGCATCTCCGGATGCTTTTTATAATGGATTACCTGTTGAGATTAAGTGTCCTTTTTCTCAAGAAGTATATCCGACCATTCCTGATCGTTATTATTACCAGGTGCAATTACAGTTAATGGTAACAAATCAAGAGATGGCATATTTCTATGTATGGACTCCAGAAGAAACTAAGCTAGAGATAATACCGTTTAGTAAAAAGTTTATGGCATGGTATTTACCTCATGCGTTAGATTTTATTGGATTTTTAGATAGAGATGAAGAACCGCCACGTTGGACTAAGAAACCAACATTTAACATAGGAGATTAGTATGGCAGAATATAGTGATTTAAATCGTATTGCAATCTTTCCAGTAAAGGAAAAGACCAATGAAAAAGGTCCTGACTTTACAGGTAACTTAGATGTAGCAGGTATTAAATTTAGAGTTGGTTTATGGAAACAAGAATCTAAATCAGGTCTTAAATATTTATCAGGATCTATTACTAAGTTGGAAGAGGAAAGATCAGCACCAGTAGCAGAGGGTGCAGATATAGAAGAGGACATTCCTTTTTAGGATGTCCTTCTCTATACACAATCTTGTGTTTCTAATAAACGGTGTACGTAAAGTAAATCAAAATTACTTATTGCATACATACATTGTTACTTCGAAACCAAAACGCATTTCAGTTGCAGCAGGTTTTGTCCACATAATTATGTCCCCTTTCATTGAGATTTGTAATACGTGTATTACAAGTGTAATTATACAGGGAGACAAAAAATATGAGGTGAATAGGAGTTTAGTTTATGGTCAATAAAATCATTAAATATGTAGCACTCATTTTAATTGTATTTCTAGCATTTATTGCTTTTATTAATTACAGAGTTAATGTTCCAAAAGTATATGATGATAGAATTTGTGTTCGTGGAAAACTTTTAATTAAATGGGAAAATGAAGCAGTGCCTGTTTATACAAGAGTTAAAGGTGTAACTTGCGAATATGAAAAAGATATTTTAATTATAGATGAGTTAGATTCATGAGTGAGTTTCATCAAGCATTAGAAGAAGGTAATGAGATAGAACAACAAGTATTAAATATACTTAGAGTTAAATATCCATGTGCAGTAAAGATTCCAGGTAAGTTTAAAGACTATGATATATATGTTCCTGAGATCGACAAAAGTATAGAAGTTAAGTCATGTCCTAGCTGTCATGATTATGGAAACATAGTGATTGAAATAGAAATGTTTGGTAAACCTAGCGGATTACTACACAGCAAGGCAGACTATTGGGTTATATATGATGGAAATATCTTTCGTATAATGACAAAAAATGATATATTGCATTGTATATTTATGTCCAAGTTGACATATAGAGAATTTGTTGGTGCTGGCGATACAGATTCTAAGAAGGCATTTTTAGTGCCTGCAGATAAACTTTTAAAATATGGTAAGGAGTTGTTATGAGTGAAGCAAACATAAACCCTGAGCATTACAAGGGAAATAAATTAGAGTGCATAGATTGTATAGAAGAATGTACTCGTAATCTTGTAGGAATAGAAGCTATTACTGTTGCCAACATTATTAAATATGTATGGCGATATAAAGATAAGAATGGTCTTGAGGATTTATTAAAAGCTGAATGGTATTTAAAACGTTTAATTAATCACAATCATTCTGAAGAAATTGTTAAGAAAACAAAAGAAGAGATTATGATAGATATGCAACTGGAGGATTTACATGATGATAATTAGTAAAAAAACAAGAACAATATGGGAAAAAAATGCTAAAAAAGGTATAGTGTTTTTTAGACCATATGACAATCCAACACCAAGAACTATGAAAGAGGCATACAGTGGCAATCACTTCTCCAACATTAAAGCGTTGCTGTCGCTGTAAGGAACAGGCACGTTTCTATCACGAGAAAAAGTACTGGTGTGCTTACGATAAAAATTTAAACGGATACTGCAAGAATGATAACAAGGCGAATAGCGATAGAGGGTGAATGGTTCACTGTTCAAATACATAAACATGAAGATGGTGCATTAAGATTAGAATTGGTACATGATATAAAATTAAAACATTATAAAATGTATCCAGATAATCTAATAAACAAAAAAGAACTTAAAGATGGATAAAGAATATTTAATTGTACTTTTAGTCACGGGGGTAATATGGATAATAATAACAATGTCACAACAGTAATGACTGTTAATCAGTTTATAAAGAAAATGCGTGAAGCATTTCCTAACTTAGAATATAGAGCAAAAGATAAAGAAGGTCGTGTATTTAAATCTATAGGATGGAGAGATTATGAAAATCAAAAAAACACTTCACGTTACACCAAATAGTAATTATTTAGAAGTAGTGCTAGCTTGTGTTACAAGTTTAGATGAAGGTATATATGATATGATTATCATGGATAAAGAAGGTGCAAGAAGTCATGACCAAAATAGTTTATTATGGGGAGTCATTTATAAAGGATTATCTGATACTACTGGGTATACTATTGAGGAGCTTCACGACATTTTACGACTAAAATTCGACCTTAAAACCGATGATGGTAAATTATTATCTACTGCCACATTAACTAAGTCAGAATTTAATGATTACATAGATAAGATTATTAACTGGTCAAGGTCACTAGGAATACAGGTTGAAAAAACAGGAACGTGAGTGGATTGAGAAGTTAGTTGAGTTTGGTTGTGTTGTGTGTCGTAAATACTATGATGCCAACACACCGCCTTGCATACATCATATTCGTGAAGGATTGGGAAAAGGTCAGCGTAACAGTTGGGATAATTGCTTACCATTATGTCACGAGCATCACCAAGGCAACGATGGTTTTCATTCAGGGAAGCAGACTTGGATAGAAAAATATGGCACAGAATACGAACTGCTAGATTGGATAAAAGAGCGTGTTTGAATATGTACTTGTAGTTTATATGCAAATGGATAGTCCACAATATATAGGACACTTTACAAGC